GTGAACGCCCGCTTTGAGGTCTACCCGCGGCAGGACAACGACATCCCGCCCGGCTTGGTCGGCGAGGGCTTTGGTTGGCGCTTCCGTGCCGGCACCGGACGGATCACCGCCACCAGCATCGAGGGCTACGCGAGCGAGGAGGACGCTGAACGGGCCGTCCGTCAATTCTGCGACGACCTCGAGCCGTACATCGGCGCTAACGGCGATCTTGTCCTACCGCCGGATCTACTGCGGGTCGATTCATAGTTCCGTCCGAGGTCACTGTCTAGGATTGACCCCAATCTGCACTGGGCGAACTACGCCCTCTCGCAGATCACGCGGCGGTCTCGCTGGCTTCCCACCGGCCGAGTCCCGCCCACAGAACGGCTCGACTCCCCGCAGGGATACTCGCTGCCGTTCACACCCGGCCGCCTTCCGGGGGGAGCGAGCGGCCGGGGATCTTCAACGCCGCGGGGTAGAGCAGTCAGGTAGCTCGCTGCGCTCATAACGCAGAGGCCGTCGGTTCGAATCCGACCCCCGCCATTCACCGCTGCCGTGGTGCAACAAGGCGATCCACAAGTGAGCACGCGCGCCGAAAGAACTCCCTCAACGAGCGGATAGAGCCCATGCGGCCCCGTACCGGGGTTGGCGGGACCGCGGACCGCTCAGCGTGAAACGCCGGGTGACAAATCGGAAGTCCCGGCCGGCAGCACCTCCCTTCCCTACGACCCCTCGAAAGGATCCGAGACCGATGGGACCCAACGGACCGAAAGGCACCGCCCAGAAGCTCGCAGCCCTCCTTCTCGGACTAGTGATCTGCCTTGCCCTCGTCCTCCTGCTGTTGTTCGCCCTACAGGGACGGATGGACTTCTCGTGAACGAAGTCGTCGACCTCGATTCCCGCCGAGGCCAAGGGGCCAAGGGCGGCCATGGAGGTAAGCGCCACGACCCGAGCCCTAAGTGCGGCGCCAAAACGCGCGACGGCGGCAAGTGCCAGAAGCAGAAAGGCTGGGGCACCGACCACAAGGGCACCGGCCGCTGCAAACTCCACGGCGGCTCGACGCAAAGCGGCAAGCGGGCCGCGGCGAAAGAGGCCGCCACGATCATGGGCGAGGCCATGGACATCGAGCCCCATGAGGCTCTCCTGTCCTGCGTGCGCATCGCCGCCGGAGAAGTCGCCTACTGCACGACCGAGATCGCCGCGCTGAAGAAGGCGACCGAATCCACGATGTTCGGCGAGAAGCTGAACGTCTGGATCGAAGTCCGCCAAGGCGCCGTCGCCCAGCTCGCCAGGTACTCCAAGATGGCGCTCGACGCCGGGGTCGCGGAGCGCCAGGTGCAGATCGCCGAGCGCTACGGGCAGATGCTGGCCGAGTTGATCGGGGGCATCCTCGAGGAGCTGAAGCTGACGGCGGCCCAGAAGGACAAGGCCCCCGAGATCGTCCGTCGCCGGATGCAGATGCTTGAGGGCGGCGCCAAGGCGGCATGAGGACGCTGCCAGTCGGCACCGCCGATGCGGTGGTGTCTCGACTCTGGCCTGAGCCCAATCCCTTCGTCGATGATCCGGTCGGCTGGGTTGACGACAAGCTCGGCGAGTTCCTGTGGTCGAAGCAGAGGCAGATCGCAGAGTCGGTACTGGCCAACCGCTACACCGCCGTGCAGTCCTGCCACGACTCCGGCAAGAGCTTCATTGCCTCCCGTCTGGCCTGCTGGTGGCTGGAGGCGCACGACCCGGGCGAGGCGTTTGTCGTTTCCTCGGCGCCGTCGCAGTCGCAGGTCGAGGCGATTCTTTGGCGCGAGATCGGCCGCGCTCACCGCAAAGGGGAGTTGGTGGGCCGGATCACCAGCGGCCAGGTCCCTCAGTGGAAGATCGGCCAGGAGATCATCGGCTACGGCCGCAAGCCACAAGACCTCTCCAACAAGGAGGAGGCGATGGCGGCGTTCCAGGGCATCCATGCCCGGTTCGTCCTGGTCGTTCTCGACGAGGCGTGCGGTATGCCGAAATGGCTCTTCGACGCCGCCGACACCCTCGCCACCAACCGCAACGCCCGTGTGCTGGCGATCGGCAACCCTGACGATCCGCAGTCCCACTTCGCCAAGGTCTGCGCTCCGGGGTCGGACTGGAGCCGTATCAGGATCGACGGGCTGGAGACGCCCAACTTCACCGACGAGGAGATCCCCGAGGAGTTGCGCGACCTGCTGCTGGCGCCCGAGTGGGTCGAGGAGCGGAGGAGGCGCTGGGGCGAAGACTCTCCGCTCTATGTCGCCAAGGTCCGCGGCCTCTTCCCAGAGGTCTCCGACTCGACTCTCTTCCCGCCCGCGCTGCTGCGCGCCTGCCAAGAGCGCGAATTGCCGGGCACCGACAAGGGCACCTACGGCTGCGATATCGCCGAGGAAGGTGAAGACGAGACCGCGATCTACCGCAACCGCGGTGGCGTCATCCGTCTCGTGCAGACCTACTCGAAGCAGAGCATCGACAAAACGCAGGGCGCCATCGCCGCCCTCCTGCGCATCCGTGGCGACGTGCCGGCGGTGATCGACTCGATCGGCGTCGGCGTCGGCATCCAGGCGAACCTCGCCGCCGAAGGGCTGCTCGCCCACAAGTTCAAGGCGAGCTGGAAACCGATCGACGAGGAACGCTTCGTCAATCGTGCGGCTGAGGTGTTCTGGACCCTTCGCGAAGAGATGGCCGCCGGCGCCGTCGATCTCCCGCCTGATGGCGAGGACGACGACCTGATCGCCCAACTCGGCTCGATCCGCTACTTCCACAACCCCAAAGGGCAGATCTACCTCGAGCCGAAGGACAAACGTAAGAAACGCGGCCTGCCTTCGCCCGACCGCGCCGACGCAGCGGCCATGGCGTCGATCCCCACCGGTGGGCTCGCGACCCCCATGTCGCAGGCCACGCCGTTCGGGTCCGATGAGAACTTCCTGACGAAGGAGTGGTGACGTGCCCACCGACACCGGCGCCAAGCCGCCGACCTCAGAGATCGGGAGCGCCACCGGCTACGGCGGCCCCGGGTACGGCTACGCAGCCGCGATCCCGTGGCAGGCGTTCATCCAGACGGGCGAGTACGCGCCCGACCTGAAGTGGCCGCAGATCACCGGTGTCGTCGACCGGATGCGGACCGACGCCCAGGTCAAGGGGCTCTACCTCGGCTCGGTGCTGCCGATCCGCCGGTTCCGCTGGCCGATCGACCCGAACAACGCCCGGCCCGAGGTCGTCGAAGCGCTGGCGAAGGACCTCAACATGCCGATCAAGGGCGACGACGAATACCACGCCGGTCGCCGCCGCAACGCCTTCTCCTTCGGCAGTCACCTGAGCGATGCGCTGCTGGGCCTGCTGTACGGGTTCTTCTACTTCGAGACGGTCGGAGAAATCGGTGAGGACGGCCGCTGGCACCTGACCAAGCTGGCGCCGCGTCACCCGCGCACGGTCGGGCAGATCTTCGCCGAGCCCAACGGCGACCTCGTCAAGGTCCGCCAACTCTTCGGGATCCAAAACCAGGACATCCCCGCCAACCGCCTGGTCACCTACGTCTGGGAACAGGAGGCAGGGAGCTGGGTCGGCACTTCGATGCTGCGCGCCTGCTACCGCTCCTGGCTCTCCAAGGACGAGCTGATGAGGGTCGATGTGACCAAGCACCAGCGAAACGGACTCGGGCTCCCCGTCGGCGTGGCCGCGACCAACTCGCAGCCGGACATCGACGCCATGCAGCGGATCGCCTCAGAAGCGCGGAGCGGCGAAACGGCCGGCGTCGGGATCCCACCCGGGGCCGACCTGAAGCTGAAGGGCGTAGAGGGCTCGCTGCCCGACACGGTCGCCTCGATGAACTTCCACAACGAGGAGATGGCCCGCTCGTTCCTGATGATGTTCATGCAGCTCGGGCAGACGAAGACGGGCAGCCGCGCGCTCGGATCGGACTTCCTCGACTTCTTCGGCTTCGCACAGGAGGCCATCGCCGACTGGATCGTCGATGTCTTCACCGAGCAGGTGATCGAGTACTGGGTCGACGTCAACTACGGCCCCGACGAGCCGGCGCCTCAGCTCTCCTACGAACGGGCCGGTGGCGAGGATCTCGCCGCGCAGGATCTCGCGCTGCTGATCCAGACCGGAGCGATCCAGGTCGACGAGGGCATCCAGAACCAGATCCGTCGCCGCTACGGCTTCCTGCCGGTCGACCCCGATGCGCCCGCTCCTGCCCCAGCGCCTGCACCTTCCCCGCCCGAACCCGCACCGTCCGCCGCGGCGAAGGCGGGGGAGAGGCGGCGCCAGGTGGCGGCTGCGGCAGCCGATCTCTCCCTGCCCGACCGCCCCCTGCGCCGCCAGCCCTACAGCCAAGAGGTGGCGGCCAAGGTCGACTACGAGCTAATGGACGCCCAGGTCCAGAGTCGGATCGACTCATTGGTCGCGGCGATCAAGGGCAAGCAGGCCGATCAGATCGACGAGCTGGCGGCGGCGATCGAGGCTGCCGACGGCGACCTCGAGAGGCTCGCCGCTGTCGAGGCGTCGCCCGTCTTCGCCGAGACGCTGGAGACCTCCATGCTCGAAATGGCCGCCCAGGGCGTCGAACAGGCGATGGGTGAGGCCGAGCGCCAGGGGGTCACCCCGAAGGCGCCGGACCTCGACACGGCCGGGCTCAAGGCCCGCGCCAGCGCCGTCGACACGCTGCTGACCCGATCGCTCTCTGAGGCCGCCGGCCGCCGGGCGATCAGCCTCACCGCCGAATCGGGCGCGCTCTCCGCCGCTGAAGTCGCCGGCCAGGTCAAGGACTACCTCTCGACCCTCTCCGACGACTACCTGCAGCAGCAGCTCTCAGGCTCGACGGTGCAGGCGATGAACACCGGTCGCAAGGCCGTCTTCCAGGAGAACCCGCCGAAGTACTTGTACGCCTCGGAGCTGCTGGATCAGAACGCCTGCGAGGAATGCACGGCGATCGACGGCACCGAATACGAATCGCTCGAAGACGCTGAGGCCGACTACCCGACCGGTGGCTACGCGAACTGCGAAGGCGGCCCACGGTGTAGGGGGACGCTTGTGGCGGTGCACACCGACGAGGCGGCACCGAGCCAGTGAGTAGCGATGCAAGCTTCAGCCTGGTCCTCGCCTTCGATACCGACGATCCGGAATTCACCCGTGGTGTCGAGATGGGCCGTTTCTGGGAGCAGTTGAAGACCGGCGAGTCCGTTGATCAAACGATCCACGCAACCAACGCCGAGATGGCGATGCGGGCTTGCGAGGCGCTGGAGCGCGAGTTCACCGCCGAGGCGCTGGACGACACCTGGATAGAGCTTCACGTAGCTGAGGGCGCCTGACGCCTCACGTTGTTGTTGATGGGGTGCGCGGCCCGGGGTCAACGGAAGGCCCCGGGCCACGGCTTCACTACGGACGAAGGAGACGCCCCACATGGAGTACCGCACCATCGAGGGTGTCGAGATCGCGACCGTTGGCATGGAGTGGTCGGCCTCGACTGGGTCGGTGACGATCACCTTCGAACACCTCGCCGATGCCGCAGAGGCAGCCAACAACGACCCGCACATCATCAGCCCCCGGACGAAGCTCGGCCACATCTCCGAGATCAATGGGGCGCCGACGATCGACTCCAATCCCTTCGCCGCACTCGGGGACGCCGAACCCGCCTTCGGGCGCTGGGTGAACCTACGCCTAGAGAACGAAGGAGCGGTGCTGGTCGGGGACTGGATCGAGGCGCCGGGATGGCTGGCCGAGGCAGCACCGAGCGCATTCCCGAATCGCTCGATGGAGGCCGCATTCGATGTCACCACCGAGGGCGGTAAGCGCTACTCGATGGTCGTCACGGCGGTCGCCCTGCTCGGCCCGATCGAACCGGCGATCAAAGACCTGGAGGACTTGGAGCGGTTCCTGATCGAGGGACCGGAAAGCCTGACGGCTGCAGCGCGACCAAAGGAGGAGTCGATGTCAGAGGTAGCCGCGAGCGTCAGCGACGGCACGGTTCGCCAGCGCTTCAACTTCGAGTGGACTCTGGAAAACGAGACCGAGCACGACACCTATTGGTGGTGGTGTCGCGATATTCGCGTTGACCCACTCGAGGTAATCGCCGACGACGACGAGGGCGGCCTGTGGTCGATCCCATTCGAGACCGACGGCGAGGACACCATCACCTTCGGCGAGCCGGTCCGCGTGCGGGAGCAATACGTCCCGGTCGCCGCCTCGGCCACCTCCGTAGTCGCCAACTTCCGCGAGCGCAAAGAGCAGCGCGTCCTCGCATCCAACCTTGAGCGTCCGGAGAAGCCGGCGCCGAAAACGGCTGCCTCCGCGCAGCCAGACAACGAGGAGGACACCATGGATCCGAAACAGATCCGGGACAGCCTCGGCCTGGCGGAGGACGCCACCGACGAGGAGGTCATCGCCAAAGGTCAGGAGCTGCGTGAGGCAGCGGAGGCCGAGGAGGAGACCACGGAGACGGAGGGCGCCGAGGAGACGGCCGAGACCCCGGCGGAGCCAGTCGCAGCGAGCGCCGGCAACGAGAACGGCGTCACCGTCGACAAGGCCGCCTTCGAGCAGGTGCAGGCCGAAGCGAAAGAGGGGCGCGCCGCACGCGCCGCGCAGCTCTCGGCGGAGCGCACGTCGATCATCGACGGTGCCGTGAAGGTCGGCAAGTTCCCGCCGTCCGCCGCCGCCGCCTACCGCGAGCAGCTCGACAAGGGCGGGGAGATCGAGGCGTCCACCCGGACGTTCATCGACGGCCTGCCGGAGAACACCGTTCCGGTCACCGAGATCGGCGCCAGCGTTGAGGCGGAGAACGGTCAGGTCGACCGCGTCCTCGCCTCGTTCGGAATCAACCGCGGGTGATCCGCGTCAACTACGGGCTCTAGGAGGTCCACATGTCTGAGCAGATCGCTCGCTACAAACCAGGGCAGAGCATCACTGGTTTCGCCAACGCCCAGGTCAACGCCGGCCGCTTCGTCAATGCCGTCGCGACCAAAACCGCCAACGGCGACTACCCGATCGAACATGCCACCGCGAAAGCGGTCTCGGTCCTCGGCGTCGCCGAGCAGGACTCGGGTCCGACTTCCCAGGATGCCATGTCGGTCGAGCGCCGAGTGGCAGTCGTCCGGCGTCCCGCCATCGCGCGGGTCCTCGCCGGGGAAAACCTGACCGCCGGTGACGAGGTCGGCGTCGGCACCGGTGGCAAAGCCGTGAAAGCCGTGGCCGCCACCGAAGCCGAAATCAAAGAAGGCAAACCGCCCTACAAAGTGCCGGCCGTCGGCCGCTGCCTGACCACGGTGTCCGCGGAAGCGTTCGCCGAGGTCGATCTCTACTAGGAGGACGAACGATGACTACGGTTCAGAATCCCGTCGCCAATCCTCTCGGTGGAGCGACGGTAAGCGGTACCCAGATCACGGTTGACGCTCTCGTCAACCCGCCAACGATCATCCCGGAGATCATCCGGAGCCTGGTCGCCGAGAACATGGGCTACTTCATCGAGAACGTGTTCAACACCCCGGGCCTGACGGTCCAGGGCGGCGCCGTGATCTACACCGAGACGTTCCCGGAGGATTACTTCCTCCCGGCCGATCAGTCGATCGCGCCCCGCGCGCCCGGCTCGGAGGCCGTGCGTCTCGGCTCGACTCGTCACACCCCGAAGGTCAGCCGGCCCGAGTCCTACGCCGGCACCATCGAGGTCCACGACGAGGTGAAACGGCGCAACCAGGTGTTCGCGGCCCAGCGTCAGTTCACGCAGGCGGCAAACACCTTCGCGGACAAACTCCAGACCCGAGGCATCGCCACGCTGCTGGCGGCCACCTCGGCATGGGGCCGCGAAATCACGGCCGTCTCAAAAGGCTGGCGCAAACCGTTCACCGAAGGTCTGCTGAAGGCGGACCCGTCGAAGCTGGCGATGGCCGACTTCGCCGCCGTCTTCCAGCAGTTCGAGGAAGACAAAGCAGGGATCCGCCCGGATCTGCTGATCGTCAACCCGGCGGACGCCTTCTACCTCAACCTGACCTACCCGAACGGCCAGCTCAAGGCGCTCCTCGACGAATGGGGGCTGACCCTCAAGTCGACGCCGCTGCAGACGGTCGGCAACGCCCTCTTCTGCAAGGGCGGCCAGGTCGGGCACATGCTGTTCGAGAAGGCCCTGGACCAGGAGTACGAACGGGACGCCGACGCGAAGACGGACCTGTACGTCCTCGAGGTCGTGCCCGTCTACGTCGCCGACAACGCCGCGGCGGTCCTGCAGGTCACGGGGGTGAACGGCAATGGCTCCTGATCGAGAGGTAGTCACCGCCCTCAAGGCCTACGTCGACACGCCGAATGGCATGATCGAAGTGCGGCGCGGTCAGCCGCTTCCCGACGATGCGCTGGACGGCGAGGCCGATCGTCTGCGCGGGCTCGGGGCCATCGGCGTTCCAGCCGAGGTCACCGGCGAGGACTCGGGCGACTGAGCAACGCCACCATGCCCCGCGACAACCCGGTCGCGGGGTGATAGCCGATGAGTCCCATCCGCTTCCCGGAGATCTCTCGCGAGGAGTTCGCGAAGAAGGCTGAGTACACGCCCCGGGTGATCCCGGCGGGCGAGACGTTCCATGTCCCGAGCGGCAAGCAAGTGCTGTTCGCGGAAGAAATCGACGTAGAAGGAGACCTTGTGATCGATGGCGACCTGGTGGAGGTGAGCTGAGATGTCAGGTGGAGTCGCGCTGGTGAAGCGCTCGCCCGACGAAGTGGCGCCGGCCCCCGAGGGCAAGGTCCGCATCTTCATCGACGAGAGCGGCCGCCTCGCGCTGGTCAACGACGCCGGCACGGTGACGACGCCCGAGGCGCTCATCTCGTCTCTCCTCACTTCCAAGCAGGATGCAGCTACCGCCGCCACGGACGTCGAGCTGGCCAGCGCGGTGGCGACGATCAACGCCGCGCTGGCCTCCGAGCAGACGGCACGTGAAGCGGCGAAAGCCGTGGCCGACGCTGCGGTGCCGAAAGCCGGCGGGACGATGACGGGTCCGCTGACGCTCTCCGGTGACCCGACCAACGCGCTCCACCCGGTTACCAAACAGTTTCTGACCGCCCAGATCAATGCGCTGATCAACGGG